ATGTGGCGCGATGAGTTTTTGAGCTACGATCTCATCGGAGCGCCGTGGTGGTACCGAGACGGCAAGAATGTCGGCAATACTGGGTTTGCTCTCAAGAGCACTGTGCTGGCTCGTTATATTCGCGATCGGCGTCAGAAGTACCCATGCGACACCTCGGCTGAGGATGACCTGCTTTGCCGCACCTATCGTCGGGATTTAGAGACGGCTGGGTTTAAGTGGGCGCCAGAGGCCGTCGCACACGATTTTGCGTTTGAATGCTGCCGGCCGTCCCCGACGTCGCAGCACTTTGGGTTTCATGCTTGCTTTAACTTCGGGGAGGTTCTCGACCGAGATCGGCTCGTCGAGCGTACCAAGATTATGCTACAGTCGAAATACATCACGAATCCGAATGGCGTGATTTGGAAGGCGTTCAGTCAGAAGTATCCGGCCCTCATTGCTGAGTTGAGCGATGACCACCGTAACCTAAAGGAGAAATACTCAAATGAGCAACGTTAGCGCGTATTTGAGCAAGGCCTACCTCGACTGGTGCCTTCAGGGTGCCACCCCGACGCGACCAGGTGCCCTTTGGGCTGGTCTTGCGGCCGGCACCCCGACGTCCGTCTCCGGTTCGGAGATCGGCACACTGACCGGGTATTCCCGCATCACCGCTTTGTTCGGTGCCGCGGCTTCGCCGGCTGGCTCGGCGTCCAACACTGCTGCGATGACCTTTGGACCGTTCTCGTCGAACGGGTCGATCCTTGGTCTGCAGTTGTGGGACGGCTCGCCGGTCGCGTCGTCGGACATGCTGTGGTACGGCACGCTGTTGACGGCCAGAACCATTCTGGTTGGCGATTCCCTTGTCGTTGCGAGCGGTGGCCTCATCATCACGATGAGCTAGGCGGCGGTGTGCGGATGGCATCACGGCGACGTGGGCTAACGCGCGCTATTTGCTTGCTCATTGCTCATTTGTCGGGAGCTTTGCCGTAAGCTATGGCCACCGTAATCTATCTCACCTCTGGTACTAAATGGGTCGTTCCTAATAACTGGAACAACTCTTCGAATACTATTGAAGCCATTGGTGGCGGTGCCGGTGGTTGGTATGCGAGTAACTCAACTCAGGCAGGTACAGGGTCAGGCGGTGGCGCGTACAGCGCAGTTAGTAACCTAACTCTTACCCCCGGCGCGACTATCACATATGCGGTTGGTGCGCCGGGTTCTGGTGGCATAAGGGTAGGGACAGTTTCGGCTACCGCTGGCGGCGATAGTTGGTTTAATGGTGCAAGTCTTGCTGCTTCCTCCGTTGGAGCTAAGGGTGGTTCGATAGCGGCCACACAGGCTACCTTAACGGGTGGCGCTGGTGGTGCGTCCGCATCAGGTATAGGCACTACAAGGTTTTCAGGTGGTAACGGCGGAAACGTTGGGGCGACGGCGAGCACACTTGGAGGTGGTGGCGGTGGTGCTGCGGCTGGACCGAGCGGAGATGGTAAGGCAGGCGGCACTGCTACGGACAGCCTTTCCGTTGGCGGCGGCGGTGGTGGAGGTGGCGCTGACGGAGGTAGCTCTACCAACGGCTCTACCTCGGGCTCTGGACAGGTTGGTGGCGCGGGTGGTTTAGGTACCACAGGAACCGCTGGCGGCACAGGCGGCGCTGATAGCACAGTGGGCGCAGTCGGGTCGAATGGTTCTGGCGGCGGCGGCGGTGGCGGGAGCGCGGCTGGTACTACGGCTGGCGGCGGCGGTGCAGGCGGCGCTGGCGTTGAATGGACAACTACAGGGTTAAATGGCGGCAAAGCCGGTTCTGGCGGCGGCGGCGGTGGTGGTGGCGGGCCATTGACGCCTTATACCGGCCCCGGTGGTACAGGCGGCGCTGGTGGCGGGTACGGCGGCGGTGGCGGTGGTGGTGGCTATGCCACCAGCACAAGCGGTGGTAATGGCGGCGCGGGTGCTCAAGGCATCATCGTCATCACGTACACGCCAACAAGTCAGCCGACTATTTATCTTCTAACAGATACTACGGCCACGAATTTCCCGGTTCCGAGCGATTGGGCCAACGCCTCAAACACGATTGAGGGTATCGGGAGCGGCGCCGGCGGTGATGGTGTCGGCGGCGCAGGCGGCGGAGGCGAATGGCGCAAGGCAGCAAACGTCACCCTCACACCTGGGGGCAATATTACCTACGCCGTAGGCCTTGGTGGGGCGGCAGGTGCCGCAGGCGGCGATACAACATTCAACGCGACAACGGTTGTTGCTAAAAAAGGCAGCGCTCCATCCACCACTACGGGCGGCGCAGGCGGTACTGGTGGCACTGGCGCCGCCGGTAATTTCGATGGTGGAGCAGGCGGTTCTCTTGGTGGTGGCGCGTTAGGCGCAGGCGGCGGCGGAGCCGGAGGTCCTAACGGAGTCGGCGGCACTGGAGCCACTGGCATAACTGGCACTGGCGGCGCTGGGGATAATGGTTCCGGTGGCACAGGTGGTGCGGGAAATGCCGCAGGCGTTGGTGGTGCCGGCGGCAATGGCGCTGAATACACCACGGCAGGATCAGGTGGCGGTGGCGGTGGCGGCCTGACTACGGGTGGCGCTGGTGGTAATTACGGAGGCGGTGGTGGTGCTGGGTTAACGACAGGCGGCGTGGGTAAGCAAGGTATTATTGTTGTTACCTATAACTTATCTGCTACAAAAAATGCTACCTTCAGCGGCGCTGGATCTCTCTCTGCCAACGCGGCAAAATATAGCTTTAGCAATCCGGCAAACTTTGCTGGCGCTGGCAGCTTATCAGTTAATCTCAATCAAGTATTGGGAGGCTTCGCAACATTCTCCGGTGCCGGCTCGCTGTCGGCACAAACAACAGGCACCTTCTTATTCTCAAGTTTATTTGCTGGCGCCGGTTCTCTCTCGGCTACGACAATTGCTAGGTCAGCGGCGTTTGCAACATTCGGTGGCACTGGTTCTCTTTCGGCGGCTTTGGATAGAATACCAGTTTTCGCCAATTCAGCATTTGCCGGGACCGGTTTGCTGTCGGCAGACAGCAGTATTTGGACCTTCAATAACTCGGCAATTTTTAACGGCGTCGGCTCCTTATCCGCGAGTGCGCAGACTTTTGTATTTAACGTCATTGCATCGTTTTCAGGTGCAGGCTCTCTTTCGGTTTCTTCAAAGCAAGTATCTAATGCGTTGGCGATATTTAATGGCACCGGATCTCTGTCGGTAAGCGTTCAGCAGTTTAGCTTTACGAACCAAGCATTCTTTTCTGGTGCAGGCGCCCTATCGGTTAGCGCGCAGATCGTAGAACGAGACGCTGCAATCTTTGCTGGTTCTGGTTCGCTGTCGGCCTATCCTTTGATAACACTTGGCGGGTTTGCTATATTCCACGGTGCTGGCCGCATGTGTGCCTACGCGCAGATCAGGGTTGGCACCGCTGGCGCAATCAGCAACATCGTACTGCCTGGTGCCGGGCCGACCAATAACGTGGTGATCTGATGGAGCCTGCTGGCAAATATGTAAAGACAAACCCGGCTGATCCCGCAGCTTACGCTATTTGCGATTTATGCGGCCTGCGTTTTAACCACCATGATCTTCGTTGGAATTTCCAGTGGACAGGAGCGAAGCTTTATAACACCCAGAGTCTTCGGTGCTGGCGGTGTATCGATGTTCCACAAGAGCAATTGCGTTCAATTGTATTGCCTCCTGATCCTGTGCCTATCCTTAATGCGCGTGTCGAAAACTTTGAATATGAGGAAGCCGGGCCGGTTCAGTCCACTCTGTCTGCAAATGTGTTACAAGGTGCGATGAATCTACCGGTGGTTAGTGCCGTTGGTTTTGAGGTCGGCAATCAAATCTGGGTGCAGCTTAACAATGCTGACATTGGGCAAATGACGGTAAATGGCGTTGACCTGGTGAACAACATTATCAGCATCACGGCGCCAATGCCGTTCTCCGCTCCGTACACTGGCGTTGTGTCTGTCTCACTTCCAAACGGATAAACTTTTATGGCGCTGACATACGCGACATTCATTTCATCGTTGGCTAATATGCTCGTCATCCCGCCTTCGGATACGAACTATCTCGCGTTCATTCCTAACGTAATAGACGACGCCGAGCAACGGATCTACAGGGAGCTTGATCTTCTCTCCACGATTGTTCGCGATCAGTCCGGCACGTTGACGGCGAATAGCCGCAATTTCACGTTGCCGCAGTCTAACGGCCGCTTCGTGGTCACAGAATCCATGAACGTATTTACGCCGGTAAGTCTGACGACCTATCGCAATCAATTGATCCCGGTTTCTCGGGAATGGATGGATGCTGTTTATCCCGACGAAGAAGCCGCGGTGTGTTGTGGTCCGTCGGTGCCAAAATACTATGCGATGATAACCGATCAGTCCATTATCGTCGGTCCTCCCCCGGATCAGAACTACACCATGGAGGTAGTCGGCACGATACGGCCGGCGCCGCTGAGCTCGAGCAACACGACGACCTACCTCACTTCATACCTGCCGGATTTGTTCTTGGCTGAAGCCCTTATCTTTGGATATGGCTACCTAAAGAATTTTGGTGCGTCTGGTGATGATCCGCAAGGGTCGGTGACGTGGAACGCTCATTACAAAGACCTGTGGCAATCCGCGAATACCGAGGAACAGCGTAAGCGCTATGCGTCACAAGCTTGGACACCAAAGCAACCCGCAGTGCTCGCGACCCCACCAAGGAGCTAACCAGTGTCGGATCCAGTCACCAATAATTATGGACTTACGCAGCCTCAAGTAGGCGGCGATTTGAACACATGGGGAGGCGTTCTCAACAGCGCGGTAATTGGCGTTCTTGACACCATCCTCGGTGCGAACTTTGCGGTGGCAATCACCACCAATGACGTTACGATAACTGCATCGCAATTTCAGAATGCGGTGTTTATTGTTAGCGGTGCCCTTACTGGCAACCGCAACCTGATAATTCCTCTGTCGCCAAACTCAGCCACGCTAGCTTGTGGCGGCCGTTTTGTTGTCATCAATAATACGACCGGCAATTACAACCTGACGGTTGTCACCGCCGCGACCGCATCTACCGGCATCGTGGTGCCGCAAGGAGCAACGGCATTCCTGTATTCGGATGGCACCAACGTCGGTTACTGCGCTAATGGTCTGCCTGGTTATGCACTGGCATCGAATGGAAATCCTAACAAGTCGCTTGCTGGTACAGCGGCTTCGGTCAACACCAATGCTCAGTTTGCCTTCGATTATGCAAACTCTATTTTATATATTTGCACGACTACCGGTAACGCAGCAGGTGCGGTGTGGACCAATGTTGTTGCCGGCAGCGCTCCGCTGCCTGTGCCGCAAGGGTACCTGACTCCAACAAGCGGGACAGCAATTATTCCTGGCGATGTCGCTAGCGCGACTGTCATTTACTACACGCCATTTCAGGGTGATTGGGCAATTATTCATAATGGCCTGCTTTTGGTTGCGTACAAGTTTTCGGAATTGGCGCTTACATTGTCGGCGTCCCAGGCGGCTAACAATATTTACGATGTGTTTTTAGCGTGGAATAGTGGTGTGCCTGTTATTGGCACCGGCCCTTCTTGGGCTGCTGGCTCTGGTGGTTCGGTTACCGCCGGATCGTGTGCTCGTGGCACCGGCGCTGGCGGCACCGCCCTTGCCCGATCAAGTGGTACCTACGTTAACGCCGCTTCAATGAGCCTGATTTACAACACAGGTGCTGGCAACAGCACAATTACTGTTGCCGCCAATCAAGGTGTTTATTTAGGCTCACTCTTTATGGACGGAACGGCAGGTCAAGTGTCTTGCTACCGTTCATGGGGGCAGAGCCGGAAATGGGGAATCTGGAATGCTTACAATAGAAATACGATAGCTCTTGTTGCTGGCGATGGCACTGCATCGTGGAATTACACAACTACATCTATCAGAGCTTCAAATGGAAACACAGCAAACAGTCTGACCGTATTTTCAGGTCTTGCAGAAGAAATATTCTCAACGTCCTTTAAACAACGCATTCACCCAGCCGTTGGCGCAGGTGCTGTAATTGAATTACAGATTGGTATCGGCTGGAACTCTACTTCAGCATTTTCTGGGACTATTGGTTCTGTCGGTAGTATAACAGGCGGTGGTAGCGGAACTCAGATTCCGTATGGAAACGCTTTCGCACAATATATCGCTCCACCTGCGCTTGGAATAAATGTTGTAACCTGTCTGGAATATGACGCACAGGACGGCGGATNTTCTAATTTAATGTATGGCACTGAGTCATTTATGCTTCTGCAGGCGCAGTACCGTGTTTGACACTACTTTCACCAGCAGAGGGGCAATCTAGTGCCATTTGGCTCGGTATCTCTTATCCCTGGAGTGAACGTCGAGCGCACCCCGACGTTGCTACGCACTGGTATTTCACAAAGCAGCCTTATTCGGTTCAGGGATTCTCTCGTTCAAAAGTACGGCGGGTGGCAAAAGTTCTATCAATATGCCGTAAACGGAACTCCGCGCGACCTGCACGCTTGGCAGGATTTGGATAGTGTCGCTCATCTTAGCGTGGGGACTACGTCGCAATTAGGCATCATCACCAATGGTGCTTTGTCTGACATCACTCCACAAACTTTGATTTCGGATTTTGCCCCAAATATCTCTACGACAGCAAATAGCTCGATCGTTTCAATTGATGATCCAAACATCGCCAATGTGACGATCTATGACTCCGTGTTCTTTAATGTTCCAGTTTCGATTGGCGGATTGATCCTAGATGGTCTTTACCAAATAGCCTCAATAACTGGCACAAGTTCTTATACGATTGATGTCGGCACCAACGCTACCACTACCGAGACCAACCCAACTGCGACCAACGGCGCCACTGTTTCTGGCAATCCAACTTTGCATTTTGCATCGACGCCGAGTTGGGTTACGGCCGGCATGTCGATTTACAACTTGACGGTGCCAACGTCGATTCCCGCCGGCACGCTTGTGCAGAGTACAGGTGGCGCGACGGTTACAATGAATGCAAACGCAGCGGGGGCTGGTGTCGGCAGCGGCGACGATATTGTATTTTGCAGTATTCCGATTTTTACCACCACCTCCGGTTCATCGACGGTCTCCGTAAAGCTTATCAATCACGGCACGTTGGCTGGAAACATCGCTGTATTTCCAGTGGCAACCACAGGCAACGGGATCACCATTCAGGGTGCGTACACGGTCTTATCGGTCACTGATGCCGACAACTTCATTATTCAGACATCTAGCCAAGCGACGGCTGGATCTTCATTTCCTATGAATGGAGGTAATGTTGAATTAGTTTATTATATCGCTCTTGGTCCGGCGGTAGCAGGAGTTGGCTATGGCCTCGGCCTTTATGGCGCAGGTCTTTACGGATTTGGTACCGGGTCGACGATGGTCCAGACCGGCACCAAAATAACTGCGACGGACTGGACATCCGACAACTGGGGTGAGATTTGGACTGGTTGCCCAGAGGGTGCAGGTCTTTACTATTTTGATCCAATGGGAGGGTTCGTAAACGCTTCTGTTATTTCAAGCGGGCCACCGTTTAATACCGGCATGTTCGTCTCCATGTCGGAACAGATTATGGTCGCTTATGGGTCGTCGGTGCATACGGCCATCGGGTATCAGTTGCAACCGTTGTTGGTGCAATGGTGCGATGTTGGCAACTTCTTTGAATGGAGGGCAAACGCTGCGACACAGGCTGGCAACTTTGTCATCCCGACAGGCTCCGCTATTAAAGCAGGAATGGCAGTTTCAAATCAAAATTTGATTTGGACCGATCTTGATTTATGGGCAATGTCATACATTGGGCCGCCCAATGTTTTTGGGTTCAATAAGATCGGTGCCGGCATGGGGGCGGCCTCCACCCACGCTGTTCAGCAATTGCGCGGCAGCGTTTATTGGATGGGGCAGACCAACTTTTACGGTTACACCAGTGGTGGCGCAAATGTGCTGCCGTGCCCGGTGTGGGATGCAGTGTTTCAAAATCTGAACACAGCGTTCCTGCAAAATGTTCGTGCAATGCCGAACACGCCGTTCAATGAAGTCGGCTGGCTATATCCGAGCGCTGCGAGCACCTCTGGTGAGTGCGATAGCTACGTCAAGATGAACATCACTGACCCGGGGGCACCATGGGATTACGGACCGCTGGCACGATCTGCATGGATCGATCAAACCGTGCTAGGCATGCCGATCGGTGCGTCTCCGCAAAGTTTCATCTACCAGCATGAAACGACACCGGACGCTGATGGTGTCCCGTTGATATCGTCATTCACGACTGGCGAGTTCTATCTTGCTGAGGGCGAGGAATACGCCTTTGTCGATCAGATCTTGCCGGACTTCAAATGGGGAACCTTCTCTGGAAGTCCGACGGCGCAGATTCAGTTGACGTTTAACGTTACCAATTATCCAGGCGACACGCCTACCGTTTACGGTCCATACGCCGTAACTCAGGCCACTGAATATCTCAGTGTGCGGTTCAGGGGGCGCCTGATGAGCATTACTGTTGCGTCCGGTGACTTGGGGAGCTTCTGGCGCATCGGCTCGATCAAATATAGATTTGCATCGGCAGGGAGAAGGTAAATGAGCATGATGGATGCCGGTGGCAACGCACAAAATCAAGGCTCCGCTGGCGCAACGGACGTCGTCACACAGTTACAGGGTATTGTTCGTCAGCTATCGGCTTGGGTTCAGGCGTTCAAGGGACGTGCCGCTTTTGGCAGCTTTACAATGGGTGCCTCGGCAACGACCGTCGTTTCTCAACCGGTCGTGGCTTCAAACTCTATAATCACCTTGACCCCGACAAATGCCACGGCTGGCACTTTGATGGGTTCAGCGAAGTCGCTTTACATATCGGCAAAAACCACAGGGATAAGTTTTACTGTGGCAACCGCTAACGGCGTTGTTGCCACCGGCGGTGAAACCTTCGACTACTCAATTAGCACGCCGTCGTAAAAACGAGCCGAATCACTTGTGGGCCGCTTATAATAGTTTTGGCCACCGACCAATACGGATGTGAGCTACAATATGCCCCTGACGCCAGGCTCAAATGTTCCTGATACGATTCGGGAACTGCACAGCGGAAATACATTTAAGCGGACGGCCGCCAAATTCGGCGTCGGTGACGCACGGCGGCAGGCCGTAGCAATAGCGCTTTCAAACGCCGGAAAAGGCCGCGCCGCCGGCGGCATGGTTCGGGGCTATGATCTTGGCGGTGGCGTTACCCCACAGATGGGCATTATGCCGCCGCAGCCGCCAGGTATGATGCCGGCCGGCATGGTGCCAAATCAATTTAACCCCGGCTTAAACGCTCCCATGGGTGTTTCCCCGGGATCCCCTGCGCCCATGGCCGCCCCGAACGGAATGCCGCCCTCTGCGCCGATGGAGCCAGCCGTCCCGCCGGTGCCGACTGGTCTTTCGCAGCCGCCGTCGCCCATGGGAACAACGCCGAACAATCCGATGGCGCGGCCGCTGATGGCTCGAGGCGGTGCACTGCATCGGGCCAGCGGCGGGTTCAATATGGCGAAGGGACCGCATCTCTCGCCGCCGTGGCAGCAAAGGAATGAAATAAGGGGAATGATGACTGGGCCAGTATTGAGTGCCTTGCCCGGCCGTACTGATAGGCACGCCGGCCATGTTCCCAGCGGGAGCTATGTGATTCCCGCGGACGTGGTCTCAGGTCGCGGTGAAGGCAATACGCT